CTCCTATATGTTGGTTAATTGTAAGTATTATTACCAGCTTGTTAGTGAAGCACCGGAAGCGTTTGCAACACCAGCATAGAGCTCAACTGCAGAAGCAGGATTAAGAGTATCTACACCCATTGCCAAACGTCCTAAAATTACGTCACCTTGGTAAATCACTGAAACATCCCCAGAAGTAATCTGTACTTGAGGTCCTATTGCTTCGACCACACCTACTGCTTCACGTTGGAAGATCAAACCACAGCTGTTGCTGAACTTAGATCCTTCACCGTAGTTGTTAACAGTAACGTTATGCTCGTTAGCCATTGAAGCTTCAACAAATGTTCCTGTATTACCAGGAGAAGTTAGAGAAGTTTCAGAATAGTTTACACCATACTGTCCGAAGTGAGGGACATTCATGGATTTATAAATCTTGATTCCAGCGATCTCGAATACACCCTTACCTGATTGTAGGGCATCTCCTTGCTCGTCACGGTTAACAAGATAAGCACCGATTCCAGAACCGTCAAGTCCTCTGATTAGTTCGTAGTACTGTCTTGGAGATAGTACAGCGACTCTTCCATCAGAGCTAACACCCTTTTCATCTAGTGCCGCTGCGGCATCATAGAAGGCGTTTACTAGGTTGTTTGGATCGAGACCTTCAGATTTTGCTGGAGTACCAGCAGCACCTACACGAATCTGTGTTCCACCTGGTTCTACGAAGTTAGCCTTCGTGATTGGTGATGCAGTACGTGCAGCTTGTGTAACTTTACGGAAGATTTTTCTATCATAATTTTCGGCTAATGCATAACCAATCTTACGAGAGATTTCTCCACGTAAATCATAGTGAGCCAGAGTCTCATCTAACTCATATACGAATGCACTTGAGATTAATAGGTCATCGCAAGTGATTATTTTCTCAGCTACTGGTGGCGCACCATCAGAGTTACCGAGAATACTGTTTCCTGGAGTATGATATTCCGCAGAAGTGCGACCCGTGAAAATGAATTGTAAAGATTTTCCATTCTTTAGGGTACGCTTCATAACTAGATCCCTAGCAATTGTATTGCGTTGGAAGCCAGTGAACATTTCTCCTGAAAACAGCTTTAAGTACAGTTCTCTACGATTAGCGGTAGTAGCCTGTACACCATTGGCGGCACCTGGGGCCGTCAATAGGGCGGTATTAGAACCACCCGTGGTCTGTTGAGCCATTGTTCAGAGTAAAGTTTATAATTTGACTTTCTCTAAGCTTAGAATTGTTTTGCGCTTGTATTTTTGTAGGTCTATCCCTACCGTCTAGACGGCTAAGGGTATCCGGCGTACCGGGCCAAAGCCAATTAGTCAGAGGTCCGACACTGAGGTGCCTCTAACCAAGCCTTACCTTGCTCATGATAATGAACGTATAAGGTTTCTATAAATACGAAGATAGCTAGAAGTCCTAAGACTCCTAGCCATGGTCCGTTAAGCTGTGAGAGCTTCTTCAAGAGAGTTGTAATCAACTTCTATTTCCTTGTCTACACCAGGAGGTTGTTTATCACTCGGAAGAGTGTCAACTGGTTCTGGTTCAGGAGAGAAGGACGTGACAAATGCACGTCCATTTTTAGATTGGTGTGCCAAAATTATTCTTTGATTGTCTTAGTGTACTCAACACCACGATACCTTAGTCTTACAGTCATTGTAAATACCTAATGTACCAAGACCCCGTTCCATGCCTTGGTTGTCATGCGTCCATGAAATTATGGATGAACGGACGTGATGTTATCCTACGGTCTGTTTAGTTGCCGCTAAATCTAGCGGAAAGTTATGAGCATTACGCTCATGCATTACTTCCATACCTAAGTCTGCCCTGTTTAAAACGTCAGCCCAGGTAGGAACAACTCTTCCTTCAGCATCAGTAACGGACTGATTAAAGTTAAATCCGTTAAGGTTGAAGGCCATTGTTGAAACACCCATTGAGGTGAGCCATATACAAGTAACAGGCCAAGCAGCAAGGAAGAAATGAAGAGCACGGCTGTTATTGAAGGATGCATATTGAAATATTAATCTCCCAAAATACCCGTGAGCTGCGACGATGTTATATGTTTCGTCTTGTTGTCCAAATTTATATCCATAATTTTGTGATACATCGTCCGCTGTTTCTTTAATAAGCGAAGACGTAACCAGGGAACCATGCATAGCAGCGAACAAAGCACCGCCAAAGACCCCCGCAACTCCCAACATATGGAAAGGATGCATGAGGATATTATGTTCCGCCTGAAAGACAAACATAAAGTTGAACGTCCCTGAGATTCCCAACGGCATACCGTCAGAGAAACTTCCTTGTCCGAAAGGATAAACCAAGAAGACTGCAAAGGCTGCAGCGACTGGTGCTGAGTAAGCAACACAAATCCACGGCCTCATTCCTAGTCGATAACTAAGTTCCCATTGTCGTCCCAAGTAAGCGCAGATGCCGATAAGAAAGTGGAACACAATGAGTTGATATGGTCCTCCGTTATATAACCACTCGTCGATGGTTGCAGCTTCCCAGATTGGGTAGAAGTGAAGACCGATTGCATTTGACGATGGGACGATTGCCCCTGAGATGATGTTGTTTCCATAGAGTATTGAGCCAGCTACTGGTTCACGTATACCATCTATATCAACTGGAGGAGCAGCTATAAAAGCTATTATAAATGCTGTTGCAGCGGTTAAAAGTGCAGGGATCATAAGTACACCAAACCACCCCACA